TGAAGAAGTGTATTTAATTGGGCCTCATTTTATCAATAATCTTATAGAAACGGAAAAAGAGCTTCTTGCTCTTGGTATGGTTGAAGAATGGATGGAGCCCCAGATTAATAGTGTGTTAAACACAAGACAGTTTATTTCTTCAAAAGAAACAAACTTTTTTGCCCAACACAATCATTTTAACGGGCTTCTTCATCTCCAAACGGAAACAAAACATGAAAAAGATTATTTATTGACGCAGTATAAAACGCTGCACAATGACTATCTCGGAACTACTGAGTTGGTGTAAAAGGATATTTATATGGAAACAAAATACTGTACGCTTTCCGAAGATCAGAGGGCCGGTACAATCAAAAGTTTACACAGTAGCATTTACTGGTGTCTTTTATACAAGGAACGTAATGATGAATGTCTCGAAAAGTATTTCGAATTCCTGATGTTTAAAATTGGTGGAATTAATAGTCTGCTTGGTTATCCTGCCAAGATGGTTGAACTTCTTACTCTTTTAGAAGCCGCAAGGCTCGAACTTCAGAAGGGTGAGAACTTTAACTCTAAGCTTTATAGAAAAGCAATCCTTGATGCGGAAACTGTGGTAGATAAATTGTAAAAGAGGTGCAGCCGCATGACTAAGAATTACTGGGATTTATATAAGACCCGTTTAAATCAGAATTACGGAAAGATAATTCCCGAAAGAATCAGAGAAGCGGCTGACATGGTGCAATTAAACGGATGGTATAACGATCCGCAGGTTATCATAGGAGCCGTGTTATATCGTCACTCAGAAAACGGACATGGCTCTAAATACGATATTGTTGCTGTTGAAGATGTCAAGTTCATTCGCAAAGAAGAACAGGCATTTGCGTCGCAGGCAGTAGAATTTTTTGTGCAATTCAAACCCGGCGTCGAATATGAGTTGGGTACATATATTGATATTCCAAATCATAGAGGAGAATTGCAAAGATGGCTCATCGTCGATAAGTCAGAAGAATTGCAGTTTATCAGATTTAATATTTTAAGATGTAATTACGTTGTTAAATGGGTTAAAGATAATTATATCTGGGAATGTTTGTCTGTAGTTCGAAATGTTAATTCTTATAGTACTGGCATTTACAGAGGACAGACAATTCTTACAACAAATAATATGACGAAACTTATCATGCCAAGTGATTATGTTAGCAACGCGTTGTATTATGATATGCGAATTGTCGTATCATCCGAAGACAGAGAAATTCCATTTGTATGGAAAACGTCTAAGATTGAAGAACTTACTCCTGCTGGCATCAGCGCGTTTACAATGATTCAGGATGTTTATAATGAGCATACTGATTACAACGAAAAACATGGTGTAATTGCGGACATTAATAAAGAGGTCATTTTCGAAGAGCCTGTTAGCAATGATATCAGACGTGGTACTGTTGATCTTTATATTTTGAAAAGAATCGGTTCTGCAAAAGAATATGTCAAGGTTTATGACAACGTTGTTAAAATTGGACAAAGAGTAAAGTTTGTTGCCACATTTTACAATTATATGGACGATCCTATTGACATACCTGCTTCATGGAAAATAGAAGGTCTTGAGATTTATAAGCAAGATGCAAGAGGAAACATTGTGGAAGATGTTTTCGGAGAACCCGTTGTTATCGGACAAAGTTATTCGGAGTACGCTTTGGATGATAACGACAGAGAACTCAGCTTAAGGATTAATAAAGATTACTATATTGGCGGAACAAGATTCGTTGTGACAATGCAAGATACGGCTGGTGATTATGAGCCGGTTGAAATGGAAATTATAGTGGAGGCTTAACGGTCGTGTCGAATTTAATTGCATCGAATACATTTTTAAGAGATTTCGAAAAAGATCCCATTATCACCCTGAAACGTAAAATAGATGAAATCCTTAGAGCAGACGACGATATTATTAAATTGTTAAAAGATAGGGATGGGGAAACACCGTTATATCAAGGTGATGAACTTTTTGAATATGACGGTATTTATCCTTTTGTATTTGTTCCGGAAGTACAAGCCCAGGACAAATGTTATATCTGTTATAAGGTAGATTATGATGTCGTAGAAACTTCAAAAGCTCTTTCTACAATTACTCATATTATCACATTTGTTACGTTTTGTTCTGTTCAAAAGCAGGACACGGGTATGCATTGTAATCGTGTTGATGCGATTGCTTTTTGTATAATGGATCTTTTCCAAAATAATAATCCACATGGATTTTCATGGACATTAATGGAGAACGAGGAGACGATACTGACAACCGGATATGTTGCCAGAACTTTGCAGTTCAGGTACAAGAATCCGAATCGCGTTCCAAAGACAACGTTTAAAGATAAAGGCGGTTATCTTGCTAAAATCGAACATGATGTCAATGATGCGATGTTTACAAACAGGAATGGAGCCGTAGTTTATACGGATCCTGAAGAGTAATGAGATTATGGAATTTAAAATTGATACAGATTGGAAGATAGATGAAGTAAAGATGTATCGTGGCGACGATTATCGTATTAACGATGTTATCTATATTCATCAGCCTAAAGTCGGTGAGATTATTGACATGGGCGAAAAAGAATATTATGGAATGCTTTCTGCGTTCACTGCTATTCCTTCTCATCTGAAGGCGCAGTTATGGGAAAAACAAATCAATTGGATGGATATATCGGATTTTGATTTATTTTGCATGCTGGTTCGTTCGGTTAAACCCGAACAAAGTTCTCTTCTGTTTGGAGAAGAACTTGATTTTACAAAATTTTACCCGTATCTGAACACACAAAACAATATGATAATTCTTGAGGATGACAATGGTGTCCGGATAGATGTCAATCTTTATAACGGTATCGCTCAATACCTCAGAAAGATGCACGGCATTGTTCCCAAGGTTGAGAAAGCGGCCAATAAAGTTACTTGGAAAGTTCTTATACGCGAATCCCAGATGAATCTGGCCGCAAATGCAAAGAAGCCGTACAAGTCTACTATGCAGCCTATGCTCTCTTCTATGGTTAATTCTCCGGGATATAAATACAACCTCAAAGAAACTATGGATATTGGTATTGTGGAGTTCATGGACTCTATTAAAAGAGTTCAGACCATTAACTATGCGCGTGACCTTACGCTCGGCATGTACATGGGAAATATCGATTCTACAAAGATCGATAAAAAGCAGCTTAATTGGCTGCGAAAACTCGATTGACTCATTATTCTAAAGGAGATAAATAATCATGTTTGATGTAAATAATTTCATCATTGATCGTGTTCTTAGAGGTGTTGCCTTTAAGACAAATACGTGGGATATGATTTGGTCCGTCAATCAGCTTACGGATGTCACGCTCTCCTGTTCTAGCGAAGAGACGACTGCGACCGACGCGCTTGGCACGACCATCATGACTTTCGAACGTGCAAAAACTGCACAGCTTACGGCTACAAATGCTATGTTTGATTTAGGCCTGCTTGCTCATACATTTGGCACAGAGAAAGAAATTGCTTCTTCGTCCAATAAGATTGCTACGCCCAAGTTCGAAGTAATCACGGTTGAGGATGGCGTGTCTGAATACACGCTGAGTCAGATGCCGAAAGAAGATGTCACGAAGATCTATTCTTTGAATGGAGATGATACGGTTGGTACGGCTTATGATGCGGCAACCGCTGCCTCTGCCACCGAGTTCGTGTATAGTGCAGGCAAGATCACGGTTCCGACCGGCGCCGTTGCTGGCCAGGAATTTATTGTAATGTATGAATATGATGCGGAAGAGGCTGTTTCCGTTATTAACAGCGCGACGAAGTTCCCGACTGCTTTCAAGTTTATCCTTGAGGTTGTTGGTGCGGACGTTTGCGATCCTTCCACGCTGATCTATGCTTACATTATCTTCCCGGCTGCGAAGCTGTCTTCGACGGTCGACATCAACATCGCAACCGATGGCGGTGTTCCGATTACGATTAACTGCTATCAGGAATACTGTGATCGCGAGAAGAAACTGTTCCAGATTATTGTTGTTGGCGATGAAAATGATGGCAGCGTAACTCCGGTCGTTCCGACGCCGTAATGGTTATTAGAAAATAAACAGACTTTTTCGTTTGTCATGTTTTTCCTCCTTGTTTTTGTGTTAATATACTTTTATGAATAATGTAGTAATTTTTGATGAATATCGTAATGTTGAAGAAGAAAACGGCTTTTATATTAAAGAGTTTGTTTCTCTTCTTAACGAATATCTTTTAAAAGGTTCTCCTGTTGTTGTGTTTAGACAGCCCGTGATAAAGCCCGATTCTTACTACGCTAAAAATCCTTCGTTTCCTATACTTACTGCAGAAGATGTTAAATATACCGAGTATTATTTTTATAAAGACGGTTTTAAAGCGGTTCTTATTGTTCAAATTCCTGATGAAGTGTATTGCGAGGAGTTTGAAAAAGAACATTTCCCAAATATTACAGTCCTTGAGCCAAGTACAAAGCTTTGCCGTTTTGATTAATTCTTCTTCCTGTTTTTTGTACTCATCCATTAAAAGATTTAATTTGTGTTCGCAATATTTCAGTTTGTCTACTCCGTGCGGATAGTATAGGTGCATTGTCTTTTCCTCCTATATGCCTAAATTTTCTTTTTCATCTTTAAAATTATGTGCTTCAGCAGCTGCTTTAAGTATGGTCATAGCTTTTTGATATGCTTTAAAACTGCCTTTTATCGCATTATTTATTAAATCCCCAGTACTTTCCTTTTCTTTAGTTTCAACTATTTCAGGAATTGTGGGAATGTTTTGTTTTACAGGTGTACTAAATTTATATTCCTTTATCTGATTTGTATGTTTTTTCAAAAAGTCTTCTGCTGACATAACTATTGGCGAACCAGACCTTTTAATATATAAATTTGATTTTTTCTTATTTTTAAAATCGCCATTTATATAACCGATTGTTATTCCAGTATCATTAATGCCTAAAATAAATCGTTCAATTCTTTTAGAAACTTCTCTTCCATTTTCTTGAGTATAATAAACATCAAGATATTTAGAACATCCGTCTATATAATGGTCTTGTATGAGAGGTAAATCTTCCGTGTCAATGAGAATTTCATAGGTTTTTCTATAATTGCTTTTATTTTCTTGAAATATTTTTGTCGTTTCACCTTCAATAATAAATGTAGTGCAAGGATTTTTGCCTTTTAATTTTTTAATTAATCCCATGTTTTTATCCTCATATTTATCCTAAATTCCCAAGTTTTCTTTAAGCCAGTTTTCAATTTTTTCATTATGTCCTTTGCCGTTAATAACATTGCTTACCCAGACATAAGAAAGTCCCAGTTCTTTTGCAATTTGTTGCTGCGTAATACCCTTGATACGTAATAAACAATTAATTTTCATTGCACGCTTAATATTTCTTTTAAGAGTATTTTTGTTATAAAGCGTTTGTTTTATCATTAAACTATCCTTTAAAACTAAAATTTAAAACTTATACATTTCTTGAAATAAGTATAATAAACTTATACTTATATGTCAAGGGTATAAAACAATTATATTTTTTGGAGAAAAATTCATGGACTTAGAACAGGCAAGAACATATTTTGAAAGGGTTACTAATCAGCGAATTAGCAACACTAAACTTGCTCAAGCATTAGATATGAAATTGCCTAATATATCCAAAAAATTAAAAGAAAAATCAAAATTAAAACAATGCCATCTTGAGGCTCTTGAAAGATTTTTTTGTTTTAAAATGCCTCCGAATGTAGAAAAATATTTGAATGAAGCACCGAATGATTATGAATTACTTGAAGAAGTAATTGTTAAAGTGATAAATTATTTTAAAAATAATATTTTACCAATTATGATGACTCCAGAAAGAAAAGCGAGATTAATTGTTACAATTTACAAAATGGTGCAATACAGCGGTTATGAAATTAATGATACATTAATTGAAAATTTAACCAGATTAATGGATGATTAATTGCAAAATAAAGCCTTTGAGTGGTATGCAAAATTTTTTTGCATACCACTTAACTATTGATTTTACTGCATTTTGAACTAAGAAATATCTTTTCGCAGTTCAAAACTATTGTTACATCTTTGTTTTGAACTTGCAAATATTTTTTGCATGTTCAAAAACCGCGCGGTTGTCAAGAGTTGCGGAAAACGCAACAGGCTCATTTCCAAAGAAAAGCGGAATAATGCAGAGTTATACCCCCGCATTATTCCTAGGCATATAAAAAAGGAGGTGTCTTTTCCCGTAACAGGAAAAAACAAAACCAAGAAAAACAAACTTTATATTAAATTGTCAAGGTGCGAAATTTCAGTAAGGCGGAGTCTGCCGGAGGCAGCGAGCCGGAAGTATCGCCGAAATAGTGAGCGGCGGTTTTCCGTTTAGGAAAACAGAGCGAACGGCTTGAAGGCGTGAAGGAAATTTCAAGACGCACCGCTCTCTTAATTACTTCCCCTTTTCCATAAGCAGCTCCGTTAATTTAACAGTTAAATCCGCAATTAATTCATCCTGATGAGTATCGTCTATACGCATAAACTCCCTGCGCGGCATGTTCATATTGCATTTAAAACTTGTTATTGTCCTCTTTTTTTTATTTTCTCTTTCTTTCATTACAGTTTTTGTACAGCCGAAATTATGCGCGGCAGCGTAATCCGTACCCGCTATTACAGCAGCCTCTGTCTTTGAAGCTTTAGAATGTATGCTTTTATGCAAATCACCTTCTAAAGTTAAAATACTGCCTGTTCTATTCTGTTTCATGCGCTGCTTTTTCCAATTATCAGACCACTCTTTCCATTTTTCGCCCGTATGTTTTCCTTCTGTTTTAAAGTTTTCATCAACGGTGCTTTTTAAGAAATGAGCGGCTATACGCATTAATGGCGTTAAATCATCAAGCTTTTTTGCTGCTTCTTCTAAAAACTTTATAACCTCTTTGGCTTTAAATTCGGCTTCAAATATTTTTTTTGTCATTTGTTTATCCTTATTTTTTAGTTATACTGAGATTATTTCTGGTTCCTTACGTCCGTGCTTCGCACGTCCTCAGGATGACGCTGCATTTCACTCCGCCTTACGGAAATTACGCCATTTGTGTTTCAGGCGGGCTTGTCGGTATGCCTAAATTGCCCTCGTGTGTATGCTCATTATATGTATCGCGCATTTTCTGCATTGTGCCTTTTTTATCTTCCACGCTGTCTCCTTTAATTTTTTCTTCTGCCGTGATATCTCCTTTACTGTCTATATCGCCCTCGCAGCTTATATCACCGGCGCAGCTTATATCATCAGAACAGGTTATTTTTGAATTGACAATTATATCTTCAGCATTAAAAAATAATTTCTTAGTTCCCGGAATGTGAGAAATAGACACACCGTCCGAAAACACTACAAATTCTGCGCCGCCGAGCTCCGCAGGAGCCGCATCAGCATCATTATAAATCTGCCCTAATACTGCGCCCTCTGTCATATCATCATTTAGTACGGCAGAAACTAATGCGCCGATTTCCGGCGTATGCCCCGATTTATTCTGCATGGTAAATAACTGCGGAATGTCTAAAAAATTTGTTTCAAAATTATCGTATTCGGGAATCCGTATTTTCGCTTTATATCCTTGAATTTGTGTTATTATGCCTTTTACATACATTGTTTATTATCCTTTTGTTTATTGCATTCCTCCTCCCTAACCCTCCCCCGGCGGGGGAGGGCAGGGGAGAGGGGGCATCAGCCGGCTTTAAAACGCTTTGCGCTTTTTCCGTTTACGAAGCAAACATCCATATTACCAGCCAAACGGCAAAGCTGTTTATCAAAATTGCTGAGGGAATAATAATTAATACCAAGTAAATAATTGTTTCAAGTTCATCATTTAACATTTTTGTATATCTCCCGTTATCTTTAACCCTGTGCTGTCAAGAGTTCTTTTTGAGCTTTTTATGTGATACATTCCTTCAAATTTTCCTGTTCCGGTCAAATTAAAATTTATTCCGGCTGTAAAATATACAACAGGACTGTATGTTTCAAGCCTTTTTAAGGGAATTGAAAGCTCAATGCCTCCTGTTATTTCTTTAGAGCCGTCTTTAAGGCAGGAAAGCGCAATCTGTTCTGCTTCTTCAACGCCGCTGCATTTCCTGTAAATATTCAGTGTATCGCTTAACTGTGTGTTACCCTCTGCCGTATAAGTTTTAAGCGTTTTTGACTGAGCATCAAAATACTGCACGCGGCATTTACCGTACATTTTAGCCGTGCTGTCTGTCAGATTAACATTTTTCAAATCCGTCTTATTAAGCGTAAATAAAGGCTTCTGCTCTGTAATTTCATCAAGCTTTATAAATGTCAGCGCATTATCTTTAATGTTAAAGATATAGCCGTACATCTTTGCAAGGCGTTTTAAAAAAGAAATATCGCTTTCATTTTTCTGAACTATGAAGCCTGCTGTATCGCTGCTTAAAGAGCCTAAGACCTTAAAACCGTATTTTGAGGCAAAAGAAGAAGCTATCTGCTTAAAAGATTTTCCGGAATGATTTATGACGTTATTTGTTCTTACCGGAAAATTGGTTGAAGTTCCTAAAGCTTTTACCTGCACAGTATCGCCTGAAATATCAAAATCAAAAGTATTTTCATCAATCGTTAAAGTGCCGCAGTCAAAATTTTCGCCGCCAAAATCAATAGAGCAGGTTAATTTATCACCCTTTTCCGGATACCATAAATTTGCAAAATAACTGTCTGAGTCATTCAGCGTTATGTTTAATTCATCCGACTGCTCATCCTCATAGTCAATAAAAGACAATGAATTTAAGTATTTTGAAATATCCTTTGAACAGTCTTTTCCGTTATATAATAATTTAACCGAGGGTTTCGGCACTAAACTGTTATCCATAAGATTTTCTTTCTTTCCTGTTCTTTATTCGTGTATTTAAAAGTGTATTTTCTGTAAAGTTTCCAGCCGTATTGAAGGCACTGCCATAATCTTGAGCGTGATGCGCCGAAATAATCCGCTGCCTGTGAAGCATTCTTGAATATTTCGCCTGTTTCGGCGCATATAACTCTTTTGCCGCGTCTGTATTTCCTCTTTTCAGGCAGTTTTTTTCTTAACCGGCATAAAGCCATCTGCTTTAAATTCTCAATTTCCTGCTCTGTGAGTTTTAAAAATTCCTCCCAGCAGTTTTTTATATAATCTGCATCTTTATCTGCTAAATATGTATCAAGTTTATTCATTGTTTAAACTTTCTTTACTTTCTGCGTAAAAAGGCTTTAAACCGCCCTTAAAGTTTGGTATAATATTTGTAATAGAGTAATTGAGAAGCACAGAAAATTTCGGCGGCTGTGCGGTGTGGATTTATCTGCTCGATGAAAGGGTGCCGGCTTTCCTTAATTACTCTATTTTTTTGTATCTTTTTTTATCTGTCATTTCATGTTTTCTTTCAACGCGTCCTGCGCTTCCTAAGTAATTAACGGGTATGTTTTTATTGCTTCTGTCAATTTTTATATTGATTTTTATGCAATCCCTGCCGTCAATAATTTCATTTTCCGGCAGATAAATAATGTAATTTAATGAATAATCCTGTATATCAAGCCATATTTCATCCGGATTATTTATGTATTGATATAAATTCTTTACTTGTGTTTCTGTCAGTATTTGATTAGGATTTTTACTGCTTCTTAAAATGTGTGATATATCGCCTTCCTTTATATTTACCAATGGTGTTTTAATTACTGATTTTTTGTCATATAATGCTTTAACTATTGCAGGCGAAAACCACGTTATAACATTTTTACCGTCCTGCGGTTTCCCGAAATGTTTTAATCCTGCCTCAATAACATTTGCCGCTGCTCCGGCTCTATGCGGATTTGATGCCATTTTGTGCAGGAAATCATATTTGATATTGTCCGGCATATCCT